ACTAAACCTTTTGAACAGCTGTACCGAAGTGCTACTTATCGCTTGATATATAATGCTTTATACCGTCTGTAATGGCGATATTGATGTAGTCCTCATCAGTCGCTACCTCTTTGCCCCATTTAACAAGCATATCGTGCGTACTGTCTTCCATCTCCAGCTCCATCTTTACGTGCATCTCCTCCTCTTCAGATACAATCCGTATGATCGGTAGGTCGCTGTTAAGACTAGAAGTGGGGGAATGTTTCGTCGGTGTCTTCTTCATCGGTGTCCTCTGTTAGTTCTCCAGTAAATATAACATCATCTGTTTCCGTCAATACAGACAGTTTAGCGAAGTCCAAGCATCCGGCTATCGTGTAATCGTTAATATCGTATTCCCTCTTAAACCTATATATAAGCTTGGCTAGTTCGTACTGGAACGTATCTGTTTGATCGTTGATGTCCATAACAGCTATAGCATACCATTAATCGAGAAGAAAACATAGCTAAATCGACGACCATCTTCTATACCGCTTAAACACTACATCTTTAACTTTTATGCTTTACATACTCCCTTCGGCTGTTACTTTGTATAATAATGAGATTTAGATAGTACCTAAAAGGTCCGTTTAAGAGGTCTCTTACCGATAGGTATTCTTAATAAGCAATAAGCAACAACCACAACAGAGGTTACATTAGCTGACGCTTACTTTAGCTCGTTATTCCATAAGAACCTTAAAGATACAGCAGCTACATCAGATCAATATACCAGTTGTTTAGTTAGCTCATACATTCGTTCTTTCGCTAACATCTCTTAACTGTCAGATTGATAACGTGATCTTTAAATAAGTTTTTAAGGATAGGTGTGTTTACACGTAAACCTAGTAAATCTAAACTCTAACTTTAGTATTTCAAGGTATAGCTATAGTAGTACTTATGTATTTACACTAACTACGTCATCACCTTATATAACAGATACTATAGAAGTTTTGTTATAACGATAAGAGAGCTACATCCAAGTGACAGCTACAGCTTTGTTATTACGCTTATGGAAGCTATCAGTGAAGTCTTGTAGTTCTTTATGAAGTAGTTCTTGTTGTCTATCAACCATCGATTGGTCAGCGTTAGCAGCCATCTGCTGCGTCCAATAACCAACAGCGATTGATAGAGCGTCAAGACGGTCATCGTGTACTAGTGATCCTCTATCTCTTGTTATCCTAGATAACTGATACATTAACATATATCTGGTTTGTTGTTCTATAGGGTAGCTAAGAGCTGATCTGTAATCATTTGTTATAACAGAAGGGTCGATGACTAGACGATGAGCGTTAAGTACAGGTTCTAAGGTATCAACGATACGTAGCTCCTTTTGTTTGTTATGACGTACTTCCTCTATAGTTACTGGGTAAGTGGTACGAAACAACGGTTTAATCAGCTCCATGAACATACCGTCTCCAAAGTTAGACTCTATAACAACGATATTAACTTTGTTATCTTTTGCTATAGCTACCAGTTGTTTAAGGGTCTTCTCGTCGTATCCACCTTTTATACCACCCGCATCAGGTACGTACAGTTGTCCGTTAAGCATCTTTACCACAGCGTACCCCGTCTCGTCCTTACCACGCCCTGATGGGTCAATAGATAACACAGACCCTGTGTACGGTATCATATCACCTACAGTGGAAGAGGGTCTCCTAAATCGATCCCCCGCCAATCCGACATTTGGTAGATCACGATCCGTATTATCCGGGTCAGAGGACCACACGATCTTTTCAGGAGCTAGGTCTACATCCACATCAGATATAATCAGATCGTTTATCTTTAGTGGGTATCGATCAGCATCAGATAGCTTCGGGTTCAACATGAACTGTAAGGCGTACCCAGTCCTACCGTAGCTCATCTTTCTTTCTTCAAGGTCTAAATCAGTGAACCGTAAGGGTTCTGTAGAGGTACCGACAGTCTCTTCGTTTATATCGTCCGCTATAAGGGGTGCTAGATCTCCTCCGTAGTTGTTCGTAGCCTCGGTATCGTCTGGATACTCTGAAGGCCATATACGGCTCTTGTAGCCCCTCTCTCGCAGTTTGTTGTATATACTGTCTTCACATTGAGGAGTACCAAGAAAGATGATACGGGAGGAGTCGAGTGGTTTAACGATAGCGTCAAACTCCTTTACTTGTTCATCCAGCTTATCCCTCATTCCTTGAGTAGCAGAGTTATTAGCTACCTCTACGTCGTCCGCTACGATGATGTCTGCACGGGAACCTGTGAGCTGTGATGATATACCAAGGGACTTAACAGAGGGAGCGTGAGAAGCTGGAGCGGGTCCTACATCAAATGCTATCTTACTGAATCGTTGGTTCTCTGATGGCTTTAATCCTTGTAAAATGGGAATCTCCTGAATGATTCGCAAGGTAAATGTAGAGAAGTCATCCGATCTATTCTTAGATGCAGACACAACAAGTATGTTCTTAGCTGGGTCCAGCAGTAGCTGATGTACTACAAAGGCTGATGTTATCCAACTCTTACCTACTCCCCGGAACGCCATAATAACAGACCGCTTCGGACCGTGTTGCAGGTACTCCGCTATATCGTATTGAAGCGGGGTAGGATCAGGGAGGTTAAGGTGTTTCCAAACTAGGAATAGAAAGTTTCTAAAGTCCCGTAGCTTGGGCGGTATCTCGATGTTGTTGTTCTTCTTCTTCAAATGGTAACGCTTTTAATTGATGATCTAATGCTTCCAAAGGCGTACCTACACCGCTGTCCATCAATACATTGTTATCTTTCAGGAACTGCCTAGCACCGTTAAGAAGAGCAGCGTTGTACTCCCCTAAATCCTCCATCATATCTATGCTGTGACTGTACGCACCTGCTATCTTATCGTGCAGTTTACTTCCCTCTTTATGACTAAGCATGATGTTATCTTACTACTGGTTGTTATCTTTGTAAACAAAAAGAGGCGGCTCCGAAGAACCGCCCCTTAATGATGGATGAGCTAATTTATCGCTAACGCTCTAAGCAGTTAATGCTGTCTCGAACTCGGATACCGTACCTAACTCAGTACCGTTATGGTAAAGGTTAGCGTCGAGATCAGCAAGAGCAGCGGAGCTGTCCGTTCCGGAGATGTCGGTGGAAGCAGCAGTTGCGGAGGTAGAGAGAACCTTGAACTTGTCGTCTCCTTCGTCCCAGATAAAAGCAACATTGCTTTCGGAGGAACCACGCTCAACGATGAAACCACCGTCATTAGAAGCGTTAGCACCAGAAGCAGCACCTTTAGACAGATTCATCAACGAGTCAGAAACATCGATGTTGGTGGTCTGTACGGAGGTGGTTGTTCCTTGAACGGTCAAGTTTCCGGAGAATACAGCATTAGCAGCCGAGATGTCACCGCTGAACGAAGCAGAGTTACCGTCAGAAGCGAGGGAACCAGCTTGGGTTTGCAGATTAGAGATGTCAGTGTCGTTGCTGGATACATTGCTTTGAAGAGTGCTGATGTCCGAATCATTAGAAGAAACAGCGTCAGCAACAGTTTTCAGTTGTGTATCAAGAGCATTATCAGCAGCTTGAAGCGAAGCAACAGAACTGATGTAGTTAGCACTACCATTAGCGGTGTACGATCCGTCAGCACCTAAACCAGCACCAGACTGAGTAGCATTAACTTCCGATTGAAGGGAGCTGATGTCGCTGGAGTTGGTGGAAACGCTGGACTGCAACGAAGAAATGTCGGAGTCATTGGAAGCGATATTGTCAGCATTGGTTTTGATCTGAGCGTCAAGAGCGTTGTCAGCTGCTTGCAGAGTCGTTACCGAACTGATGTAGTTGGCAGAACCGTTAGCTGTGTAAGCACCGTTAGCACCAAGACCAGCACCAGCTTGAGTAGCGTCAAGTTCAGTTTGAAGACCAGAAGCAGTTGAAGATACTGAATCAACGTATGCTTTGGTAGCGGCGTGAAGGTCGGCAGTAGGAGCACCTGAAAGGGTCAAAGCCCCAGTCATTGTTCCACCTGCGAGGGCAAGCTTCTTATCAAGCTCTACTTTTGTTTTTTGACCCAATTGGGTAAGCAAACTAGACATAATATATAATC